AATTTGGAAAAAAATATGACCAAGACGATGAAATGGAATTTGGAAAAAAATATGACCAAGACGATGAAATGGAATTTGGAAAAAAATATGACCAAGACGATGAAATGGAATTTGGAAAAAAATATGAAGACGTGCACGCAGACCGAGGTGAGGAGGCGGAAATGGACTTTGGAATTAAAGATGAAGATGACCACCGAGGTAAGGAGGCAGAAATGGAATTCGGAATTAAAGATGATGATAGTGATTCAGGCACAGAATTATCTTTTGGTGAAGATTAATTATTAAATAGAGTTTTCCAAGTCTTGAATAATTTTAATAACTTTATTTAAAGTAGGAATACAAATATCTAATGTAGCACTTATAACAGTTTTATTAGGAGACTTTAAATTTAATTTGAATTTAACAACGTATGCAATTATTCCAGCGATAGCGGATTTTGGTGAAACTGCTTGTAATTCAACATCATACTTATCAAATAAATCGCTACATAAAGTGGATACTTTAAATGGTAAACCTAAAATATCACAATATCTAATAAAAGAATTTGTATTATCAAAATTAATTCCAGTGAAAGAAATATTGTTATCACCAATAATTTCAAATAAAATTTTTTCACCCTTTGATAAAGTTTTACTTGAACATTCAAACTGATTACAAATTTCTTGTCTTTCAATAGGAGTATTATTTTTAATACAACTATAATATAAACATGATGCAACTAAACCTTTTCTTACAGAAGCTCGAGTTAATTTACCAGATTCCATGTATTGATGCCAATATAATTTTGCACTATCAACTATTGTTTTATTTAGATGTAATTTACCACAAATATCTTCAAAAATATTACCAATTAACCAATATGTTTTTTGTTTATGACTAAAATTTTGTTGTAATGCTAATTTACCTATTAAAGTATTTTTATTAAATGATACATAAGTTCCCGTTTTTGAATAAGGATTTGGATCCTGTGTTAAATCACATCTTTGTGTATTTTTTTGATAATTACCACAATCATCAGTATAATTATTCCATTCTGATTCTGTACTTATATTATGTTCATTTATAACTATACCACATTGATTACAGGTTCCATCAATAATATATGGGACATCACATTTGCATTTTTTTAAAACTGCAACGGGTTCTTCACAACTTTCAGTTTCTAAAACAGAATCTAAAATATCCCATATATTATGTAAATCTAATTCTGTAATTTGGCGTGAAGAGGACTCCAATTTAGACATTATTTTTCTAAATTATAATAATAAAATAATTAATTTTTGTTTAAACTTGTTTAAACTTTGTAAAAAAAATTAAATCTGTTTATATAATGAATAACGTTGTTATTATAGATAAAAAAACATTTAATTTATCAATAGATAAAGAGAAATCTACGTTATATATTACAGTACATATGAATAAATTTGATAGAGAGGAATATTCTTTATGTTGGGAATATTTTAAAAATTTTTGGATATTAGCACAAGAAAATAAAAAAAAATATTATATGGTTTTTAATATTTTAGAAATTGCGATATTTCCATTAGACTTATTAGAACAATTTAAAAATAATTTAACTGGACTGCATGATGTTTTTTCAGAATGTTTAAATAGTAGTGTTCTAATAACAAAAAATGATTTTGCGAGAACTATTCTTAAACCAATTATATTATCTTATAAAACAGCAAGACCATTTACTTTAGTAAAAGATACAGTAGAAGCTCATGATTTTTTTTCTAAACCTTCTAATAATTTATAAAAATTTAAAACATCGTAATTAATTTTTAATTTATTAAGATTAAAATTTTCTAAATATAAACCTTCTAACGATTTAATTCTAGATAAAGCTACATAAGTTTGACCTGCCTCAAATATTTTATTTCCTACATCTATAATAGCTCTTTCTAAAGTTAATCCTTGAGCTTTATGTATTGTAATTCCCCAAGCTAAAATTAAAGGTATTTGATAAATACATAATCCCGGAATACTTTCGCTTTTCCATTTATGTTTTTTAATTACAATACTATTTTTTTTAATTCTTTCAGAATAGAAAAAAACTTCTGGATATCCATCTTTATCAAATCCAACTATTCTTCCTTGACTACCATTTACTATACCATTTGGTACATCAATATTAGCTATACACATTACAAATGCATTTAATTTTAATTGTAAAGTATCTTCAGTTAATGTATTTTGTTTAATATATTCAAATTCAATTTCTTTTTCTTGATTTGTAATTAAATCTAATTTTAATTTTTCATCTATTTGTAATTCTTCTCTACATTCCTTAAATTCACGATTAAATATAAAAATTTCTTCATCTATTTTATTTATAAATTTTTGATTTATTTCATTTGCCATATTTTTTGTTGGCACTAATCTTGAAATATTATCTTCAATTTGATATAAGTCATATTTTTCATCATGTGATAAATTTTTAATAACACGTGATTCTAATTTTTCAATACTATTTTTAGAAATTAATCCTTTACGTAAATTTACTAAAATTTTTTTAAATTCATAATCATTTTGTCTATAAATTTTAGTTAAAATAAATATTTTATCAAAACTTTTCAAAAAATTTTTATTTTGAAAACAAAAAGTGTGTTCATTTCCAAATGATATAGGTGGTAATTGAAAAAAATCTCCACAAAAAATTATTTTAATTCCACCAAATGGTTCACTATTATTTCTAATTTTTTTAGCTATTTTATCTAACAATTGAAATAAACTATTTGATAACATACTTATTTCATCAACAACTAAAATTTCAGTATTTTTCCAATTGTACATTTTTGATTTACTTTTACAAATTTTTGCAATAATTTCATCATGACTTCCTTTACCTAATCCAATTCCTGCCCATGAATGTAACGTTGTTGCATTACAATCTAATAATAAACTAGCTACTCCCGTCATTGCTGTAACACTAATTTTAATTTTATTTGATGTTGCATCATCATATATTTTTTTAATACAATATGTTTTACCTGTTCCTGCAGGACCTGTAATTAATATATTATTTTCATTTTTATAAGAATTAAAAATTTGTGATTGTTTATCCATTTTACTATCTAATTATCCAATTCTTTAAATAGTAATAAATATTCTAATAAATAAGACATATCTTGTATGCTATATTTATGTATAATTTTATTTAGTAAAATTTTATTTATATAAAAATCTTTATATTTTACGAGAAAATTAACCTCTTTTATAATATCATTTAATTTTTTTGCTGGATGCCAATTATCACCACATAGATTTGATTTACAACAAATACAATCCTCTGAATTAATTCTATCTTTATTTTGTGTCATAATTTTTTTATAAATATAAAAAATATCACAATTATCAATTAAAATTTTTTTTGGAGGTTTGAAAGGATAATTATTATTGTATATTATTGAAATTTTACAATTATTTATATAAGTCGTTATTAAATAATAATTATTAAATGTTTCTAAATCAAAAACTGTTTTCCCCGTGTTCATTTGATAATGGCGTAATTCTTTTAGAATTCTTCTATATGAAAAAGGACTAGTTATTAAAGAAGTTGGTAGAGGTATTTGATTATTTATAGACAACGTCGTCGTCAACATTTAATTAAATTATATATATTTCTTTATTTAATTTAACGTTTTAATAATTATTAATGATAATTCATATGATTTTAAAATCGTGAAATGATTTTTATCTTTAATTTCTTGTAAATCAATATTTTCACCCCATGATTCTTTTAATTTTACAATATTTGAATATGGAACAATACAATCACCTTTAGTTTGTAATCCTTCTAATATACTATTAGTTGGTTTTGTACTCATAGTATTATTTTTTGGTAAATAATTTTCTGGATGACCTAGAAGATTATTTTTATAATTATAACTAACAGGTGTATTATATTCTTTATTAAAAATAACAATTGTATTGACACCTGTATTTTCTAATGCTAATTTTTGTAATTCAATAATTGAATCAAATGAAATACTTTCAACAAACCCTGCGGGTTCTGGTTCAGCTATGTTTATAATTTCTTTTAAAGATTCAGCGGTAGCTTTATAAGCTAAACTATTATATATTATGATAGGTTGTTCAAAATATTCTTCTGTAGGAAAATTTAAATATAAACTTTTAAAATTTTTTATATTTTTTGATATTTTTCCTGAGACTGAATCCAAATAATCTTTTATAGAAATTGGAATACCGCCTAATGTAGGACAAATATAAATACAATTTTTAATTTTATTAGATATTTCCATATCTGACGATTTTAATTTATTTAGACAAATAGTAGCAATAATACATCCAAAATCATAGGCAATTATAATATTTGATTTATTAGAAGATAATGATGAAAGAAATAAATTAAAAATTGAATCCAAATTTAAATTAATAAAATCATATTTTAAAATTGAATAATTGTCATTTTCTTTGTAATTTAAAGTATTTAATAAATTATAAATTGGTGCCATATGGCCAGATTTATTATTATATAATTCCTTATATTGTTTTAATTCTAATTGTTCTAAATTATTTGGATAAACCTGTAAATTGTCAAATGTTGAAGAGTCTTTGTCTACTTCAACTTTTTGTTTAATTATATAATCAGCTAAACCTGGTATAATTAATACATTATTTTTAGCAATAGGTTCATTTATTATTCCTTTATTGGTTTCTGTTATAATAAATTTATTTTTTACAAAAGGTAATGATTGAAACTTTAATTGTGTATTAAGTGACATATTTTTAAAATCAATTGATTTAGTAATATCATTAAAAGGAACTATACTTGATAAATTATTTTTTTTTAAAGAATTATTAAATCCATATCCATTAGTAAAATTGTCTTTTACATTTTTAAAATATGAATTACAATTTATACTAAATAAAATTAAAATTATAAGTATAATTAATATCATACAATAAAACATTTGAGTCTTCATTAATTATTATAATTATTATATTATTATTATTTATAATAATTAATGAAAAATATTTATAAATTTTCAAATATGTTTTTTACAATATTAATTTTACTTATAATTTTATTATTTTTTAAACAAATTAATTACAAAAAATTAACATACTTAATTAAAAATAGGGAATTTAATTAAATAATATATAAATGGATAATTTATCAATTGTCACATGGAATATTAATGGAATTCGCAGTAGAATATTTAATTCAAAAACTAGTGCACAATTACCTAAAAATAAAAAAATATATCCTAATTCAGATTCACCAATTATGAATTTGATTAATGAAACTAATGCAGATGTAATTTGTCTACAAGAGACAAGATGTGATATTTCTATTGGTAAATATTTTGTGATTGAAGGTTATAAATCTTATTTCAATTCTTCAAAAGGTGAAGGTGCTAGAAGTGCAAATAGATATTCTGGCACAGTAATTTATACAAAATATGAACCAGATAATATAGAATATCAAATACCAGATTATGATGATGATGAAGGTAGAATCATTATTATGTATTTCAATAAATATTCTTTGGTAATTATAAATGTTTATACGCCAAATTCTGGAAGTAATTTTAAAAAAAGACTAGAATGGCAAATATCATTTTATAATTTTTTAAATAAAATAAAAAATGAATATGAAAATATTATTTTTGCAGGTGATTTGAATGTTAGCTGGAGATTTGAAGATGTACACATTAATTATAAAAAAAGTAGTAGTTATAAAAATGAAAATCAAGCGAGTAAATATGTTGGATTTTTACCAGATGAAAGAAAATTTTTAGAGAATTTGATTGAAATTAATTATATTGATTCATTTTTAGAATGTAATTGTGACTCGGTTAATAATAAAGAATGGATTAATGAAAAACAACCTAATTTATTTACTGGATATACATGGTGGGACCCAAGAACAATTAAATTAGTAAATCCAGAAACAAATATTCCAATGTGTGCTATGAGATTAAAAAATTATGGTTGGCGTCCTGATTATATATTATATCATTCCGAAAATAATAAAATGATTTGTTCTAAATGTTTAGTATTAAAACATATTGGTGAAGAATCAAGTCCACAAGCTTCTGACCATGGAGTAGTACATTCTTATTTTACTATTAAATCTTCTGCTAAATAGTTAGAAACTATGTGTAATGTTGGTGATTTTTTTAAAGTAGTATTTAATTCAAAAATTGATTCTGAAACTGATGTTGATTTAACTTTACTAGCTCTTTTGGGTGCTATAGGTGTGTATTTTAAAAGTTCGTTAATATCAAGTTTAAAATAATAAAATTTACAATTTACTATTATTTGTTTATTCATAATATATTTACAAAAAATATATTAAAATAGAATTAAAAAAAAGTAAATTGTAAATATGCAAGTTGCGAATAATTTAAAAGGTAAAATTAAATTAGAAATTTGTAAAAAAGATGGTGCAAGTATTTTTTTAGATTTAAAAAAAACAAAAAAACATGAAATATATAATCACATTTTAGGAATTTGTAATGATTGTTCATTTTTTTTAAATGGAATATGTAAATGTCATGAAGAATCAATTTCCAAAAAATTAATTAAAAAACTGGATAAATATGTACGTTAACTAATATAAAAAAAAAATATATCTTTACAATAAATACTAAAAATATGGAAACGTATGAAGAGTGTATAAAAATTATAGAAGATAAGAATAAACTAAATCATAAAGATTTAGAAGATAAATGGGAGAAATTTAAAGAAAAATTTCCAAAATTATATATGATGTTAACATTACAAGAAAAAATTGATTTAACATTACTTAAATATTTATGTGAAACTGCTGATAAACAAAATTTATTGAATAAAAAAGAAGAAAAAACAGAAATTGACTTTGAAGTAGGTGATGCATTAGCTGATAAATTTATTTATAATAAATTTTATAGACCAACAAATGAACAAGAAAATTTTATAAAAGAAACATTAAGAAAAAAAATAAATAACAATACTCAATTTTCGATTGAAGATGGTCGACTTCCCTAATGTAATTCCTATTAACTAGGTTTAAAATTTTTAAAAATATTAGTTATCTTGGATGGATTTAATTTAAATTTTTTGATTATTTCTTTTTTGAAATTTTCACAAAATTTTAAATTTTTCTTATCTATATTTTGACATAAAGATAATAGAACACCTAATTGTTCTTCTTTAGAAATATTTTCAAAATTAGTTTCAATAGGTTTATTCATTATTCTTGAATATTTTTCAATATTTAATTTTAATTTAGGAATAATATTCGGGTAATAAGATAATAAATTTGAGTCAATTCCTGTTTCAGATTTGATTATATCAGATTCTATTAAATTAAATAAATTAAATTCTTTATCATCATTTTGTGAAGTTAAATTAAATATTTTTAATTGAGCGAATACTTCATCATTTTCTAACATTTTTTTAAATTTAATTGAAAATTCACTTAGTTCACTAAAATTAATAATTTTTTTAAAATCTGTTAAATTTTGATATATATCTTTAATTTCTCTTAAAATTATAAAATCCGGATTTTGATTAAAATCAATTATTATAGCTTCAAAAATTGAAATGATTATAAGTAAGGATAAAGAATCTATTTTTTTTTCTGAATTTTTCTTATATTCATTGATATATTTAAAAAATAAAGAAATCGATGTATTTATAATTTGATTTATTGTATTGTATGTTGCACCAACTTTTGTTGGTTGAAGTCTTTCAATAATTTCTTTTATTAAAGTTAATTCAGGATAATATGGAATTTTAGGACTTAGCCATAGTGAAATTTTATCTAAAGCATAAATTTTTTTACCATCATTTTCTTCAATAATTATTTCATTTTTTTTTGGTAAAATTTGTTCTATTTCTTTAAATGTTCTATTTTGACCTAATATTGGTTTTACTATTCCACAGTTATTACATGTTTGTTCATAATTATTTGATGTAAATTCTGTTGATTGACAAACATTACATATATGTTGTTTGATAACTGCCTCTGATGATAATTCAGATTCTTCGGGCTCAGGTTTTTTAAACATATCTAATTTTTTTAAACATTGAATTAAATAACATTTAGCGAGTTTATTTTGATAATTATTAATTTCGAAATTAGGAAAATGTTTATGGAGATACAATTTTAAATTAATTATTTCAATCTTAACATTATTTTTATACTCAGCAGAAGAAATAGCTAACATATATTTATTTATTAAATTTTTTTTTATTTATATAAATATTTTCATTTAAGATTTTAAAATTTTTATTTAAATTAATTGATGAACCCAATAAATTTAAAATGGAATAATATTCTAATAAATTTTTATTGTAAAATAAAGTAGATTCACAAATAAAATCTAAACAATCGGCATAATTTTCGATTGAGTCAAAGTTATGTATTAAATTTGTATTGTAAATAGAATAATTATCAAATTTGTCAACAATATATAATTTTTTTATAAAATCTTTTTCTAAGATAAAATCATCATAATTAAATTTAAATTTATCAAAATCGATTGTTTCTAATAATTTATTTTTTTCGGAGACTGATTTGGTTTTGCTAGTTTTATTTGGTAGCCCTTGGGCTGGAATAATTATATTATATTCTAAGGTGCTAAATAGTTCATTTATATTTGTAAAAATGGGTATATTATTGCAATTTTTATTTTTTTCTAAAAAATAACAAGTAACAAATAAATTATTTAGATATTCTTGTGAATATGGTTTAAAATGTACATAATTAATTTTTGAATTTAAATAACTATTTGTGATAATTATGAAAATATTATTTTTATTTTTAATAATATAATCTTTAATTTCTGTTGAGAATTTATCAAAATTATCAATTATTGTGATAAATTTTTTATCATAAAAAAAAGATAAAACACTTTTATTTCTATATTTCACTTTATCTATAATATAATCTTTACTTAAACTGTAATCATCAATATATAAAAAATCATAATTTAATAACTTAAGATATAATTTTATAATTGTACTTTTTCCACAATTTTTTGAACCATTTATAATAAAAGTTTTTTTTTGTTTTAAATAATATTCGATTATAGGATATTCAATTTCTAATTCTGATAATAATTGAGGTTTATATTTTTCATTCAGGAGAGCCATCCTGATTTGGCTCTATAATTAATATTAACTAATTTAAATTCTTTAATTGATTTTATACAATTTGAAATAATAATATTATTATTAATATCATTTTCTAAATTTTTATTATTTTCATTTATAATGATATTTGTATCTTTTCCTAATAAATTTATAAAATGATTTAATTCATTAATATAAGATATTTTATATCTTTCTATAAATGATTCATTATTAATTTTATATTCATTTTTAATTATTTCATTATTTTGACCATATATTTCTAATCTTTGGTCATATGATTTAGAAATTCTAGATAAATTAATTGAAACTAAAATATCATTTGGATATTTTAATAAAATTATAACATTATCATAATTATTATTTAAATTATCTGGTATAATATTATTACTTGTCGCGAATACTGATATTGGTTTACTATTTAACATCCAATTAATATAATCTATATCGTGAATTGCACAATCAAAAAATATGCCATTACATGTTTTTAAAAAATTTTCGGAAGGATATGGATAATCTCTACTTATAGTTAGGATAGTATTAATTTTTCCAATTTCATTATTATCTAATTTTGTTTTAATTTTTTGTAAATCTGGGTCAAATCTTCTATTATAAGCAATAAATAAAAGTAATTCTTTTTCATTTGCTAATTTAAAACATTTTTTAATTTCATCTAAATCTATTGATAAGGGTTTTTCAACAAATACATGCAAATTATTTTCTAAACTTTTTATTATTAATTCATAATGAGCATTTGTATTAGTACAAATCATTACCGCATTTATTTCTTGTCTACACAAAATTCTATCAAATTCTAAAATATTATGTAAATCGAATACATATTTTACTTCACAATTTTTACAATTTTTTAAATTTTCATGATGAATATGTCCTATTCTACCAAAACCAATTATTGCAATGTTTAACATTTATTCTTTACTAAGTTTTAAACAAAAACTTATTGACGCATATTTATTAAAAATATCATAGTTTCCCTACCGGGAATCGAACCCGGAGTTTGTGGGTGAAAGCCACAGGTCATACCATTGGACTATAGGGAAATTATGATATTTTTTAGCTCCTGCCTGGATTCGAACCAGGGTTAATGGAATCAAAATCCATTGTGCTTACCACTACACTACAGGAGCTAAATATATAATGTCTTATAACTTTAAGTAATTTAAATTTTTTTATTCTTTCTAAATTTAAAAAAGAGATATGTGAAATAACTAATAAGAATTACAAAAATAAAAATTGATGCAACAATTGTATATGTATGATTAGATGCGTCCTCAATATTATTTTCTTTTTCGCTTTCAAATAATTCAAATTTTAAATCTGAAATTGTTGAATTACCTTTACAACCACCATCATTACCCCAACAAGATGCACCTGCCGCATTACTACATTTAAGTCTTTCATTACCGCAATCACCAGTTTTTTTGTCTCCTTGAAACTCTTTCCCATCAAAATTAATATTTACGGATTTAGTATAATATACCACTGCCTCTCCGCTAGATTCTTCGGGAACTGTATCATAAAAATTATATTTACCACCTGGTGCTGGTTGAACATTACAAGTGTCTAACCAATAAGTACCTCCATATGCTGAAGAATCTTGCCATCTAGATATATATAATGCCATTCCTGGATGATTTGTAGAACCCCCCTCCCCCTCTCCTCCTAAAAATTTAGTATCCCACTTATATCCACTTTCATTTATTTTATAATTTTTTACATCTGTTTTTAACATATTATTATTTTGTTTAAGTGTCATTAATTGTTGAATACCATTTTTATCTGTAAATGTATCTACAGTCACAGTGTATTCTTCATTTGTATTTATTTTACTACCTTCAGGACCATAATATTTTTTATTTGTTAATTTTTGCATCTTCTCAATATTTACTGATGTTTGTTTCCATTGTTGACCCCCACCTTGTTCATTCGGTTTATCAGTGTCCCATTCTCCCGCTTTAATTCCATCAACTATTTTTTTATCAATTTCTGAATTATCATCCCACAATGGTCTCATAACACCTGACCCTACATTACCTCCTACATATCCATAATTATCACATTTTGATGGTTTATATGCAATATTTTTAATAGTTGATTCATAAAATCCTCTTATAGGACTGTCCTTCCTATATTCACAAATATTTCTAGCACTAGGTATTTCCTCATGAACACGATTTGGTACAACAAATGGTATATATTGATTTGTTACACCATTGCCTAATTTCAAATCTTCAATGCGCGTCCCGCTCAGAGGTTCGCTTTTGGTTGTTTCTGCAGAACCTTCAAAACATCCAGAGCCGGATTCATTTGCTGTTTTAGCATTCGTACAAGTTTCGCCCCATATATTAAAACTATCAACAACACTTTTAAATTTTTCATCTGATAATTCTGGTAATTTAAAATTTTCATATTCTTCTAAACAAGCATGAGGAGTTACATGTATACCATATTTATTACCTTCAAAAAAATCCATCTCAGAACAAAAATCATAAGATGGATATTCAGCTTTACTATTTAACTCAATATTATCTTTTTTAGCTGGGTCGTATGCTCTATCAAGACAGGAACTACAAATTGAATGTTGAGAATTTGCATCACAATAATAATCTCCACATGGTCCTTTTTTATCTTGTGTTCTCATACCATGAGAATTTGTAAAATACATTGCTAAATCACAACCTGCTTCTGTATTTTGAACATCTACAGTAAATGTTATTTTAGAATTTTGAATTGGAAAATCCAATATATCGTTTTTACAAGCAGCAAATCTATTACTATCTGATAAATCTGCATTTCTATCTTTTTTTAATACAAATTTATTTGTATTTGTTAATGCTTGATAACATTCTTCAGTTAATAATGGTTGTAAAAAATTTAATCTTGGACCAGCTCCAGTAAATGTTATTTTATTTCCTACTATATTTACTTTATTTCTTGACCATCCAGCAACTACCGGTAATAATTGTTTTTTATTATTAATTGTAACTTCTAAACATTTTACAAAACCTCCATCTGTAAATCCGTTATTAAAATATAAATTATTTTTACCTTTATCACAAATATTTCTTTCTCCTTTTTTTAAACTAATTGGTTCTAGTTTTTTACTCATTTATATATATTAAATATATTTATTTAAAATATAAACCATCTGTTTTGTATATTCTATTGCTAGTGAAATATCTAGCGTTATCATTTGGATTTATATTTAAAAATTGTGGTACAGTTCTTCCTGGATATAAAATTCCTGCGCCTGTTGAAATATCACCAAAAACTTTTTCTAATGGATGAGCAGCTCCAAATTTGTTAATTTTTTTGCAAGAACCTTTTGAATATCTAGTTTTTCCTGGTACTCTCTTATAACCAGGCCAACATCCACCTGCACCGAAATAATTTCTCCCTCGTCTTTTAGGTGAACTTCTTCTTTTTCTTTTAGGTGAACTTCTTTTTCTTCTTTTAGGTGAACTTTTTCTTCTTCTTCTTTTAGGTGAACGTCTTCTTCTTCTGCGTCGCACGGGTGAATATTTTCTTCTTCTTCTGCGTCGCACGGGTGAATATTTTCTTCTTCTTCTGCGTCGCACGGGTGAATATTTTCTTCTTCGTCTGCGTCGCACGGGTCTTCCAAATGAAGATATTGATGCCAAAGCACAATTATTAAACGAAGATTTTAAAACATTTGCTCTAGTGGGACCAGTATAAAATAATGGATGATTTTTTAAAATAGGTGCATATGCAGTAATTCTATTAATGCTTCTATCATAAGAATTTGATTGTGGATATAAAACACCTGTTGGATTTATGTTTAATGATTTATTCATAATATATTATATTTATTATATACAATTAAAATAATTTTCATTAAATTTATTATTAAAATTCTAATTTCTCTAAATCTTTTAACCAAATGTCTTTGATAGTAGTTTTTTGAATTTTATCATATTCAATTTGTTTATCTTCAAAATCTTTTTGTAATGATTCGATTTTTTCTTGTGTAAAAGTTTGAATAGGTAATTTGTGTAAATAGTCAAAATTAGGATTTTCATAAAGTTTCATTTTTTTCAAATCTAAATCAACATCATGTTTTTTTCTTTTAAAAACTACTAATGTTTCGTCCATAATTGCTTTTATAAATTTTACTTTTGATTCTAAAATTTTTAATTCTTTAGATGTTTTATCTTCTAAATATTCTTTTCTTAATTTATTATATTCTGTTCTAATATTGTAAAACATATATACAATTTCTTCTGGTGAATCTATTTTTTGAATTTGATTATTTTTATTAAATACATGCATATTTGTAGCATTAATGTTTGATGATAGTTTAAAAAATTTATAAATATTATTATTTTGAATAAGTTCTTGTAAAATATGTTTGGAAAGTTTAATTTCAAATTTTACTTTTACGTCGGTAGAATTATTTTTAAACGTAATAATCTTATCTTCATTTTCTAATTTTTCTAGAAATTGTTTATAATTTTCTGTCCATTCACCAATAGGAAGTTCAATTATTTTTATAATATTTGATATTTCATCAATCTTATATATACCAAATGAAACCCATTTATTTTTTTCAATTTTTTCTATACTACCAGTAAAACCATTATACCAAGGTGTTAGTTCAGGAAGTTCATAATCGGGATTTTCAACCAATTTTTCTAAACAATATTTTAAATCATCTGGATTAAACTGAGGTATTTTAGTTGAGAATCCTGTACCAATACCTTCAGCACCATTTATTAAAATATTAGGTAAAATTGGGACATAATATTTTGGTTCAATACTTTGACCATCATCATCAAGATATTCTAATAATGGAAAGTCATTGATATTAAATAAAACTTCTGAATATTTAGATAACTTTGTAAAAATATAACGCGGTGAACTAGCATCTTTACCGCCCATTAGTCTTGTTCCAAATTGTCCGCATGGGTCTAAAAGATTCATATTATTTGTTCCAACAAATTTTTGAGCCATATTTATAATAGTTTCTTGTAGAGAAGTTTCTCCGTGATGATAAGCAGTGTGTTCAGATACATATCCAGCAAGTTGAGCAACTTTTATTTCATTTTGTAAATTCTTTTTGAAACAAGCAAATAATATTTTTCTTTGTCCAGGTTTTAAACCATCAACAACATTAGGAATACTTCTAATGTTGTCACTAATTGAAAATAATACTAATTCTTTATTTATAAGATTTTTAATTTTTACTGGTTCTTTTGTTTTATAATCTAAACCTTCAAAATTTTTTGTATTTTCTTTAATCCATAATTTTCTATTATCTGCTTGGTCTTTTTTAAAAGCTAATTCTAATGAACTTGTATCACTTTCATCTTTAATAATATAATCAAGAATTTGTAAATTTTTAAAATATTCTCTAGCTTCTTGTGCAGTTGACGTACCTAAACCCTTATAATATTTTATATTCCAATTTCCAGAAGCATGAATAGTGTCTTTCCAATTAATATATTCTTGATGAGTAAAAAAAGATAATTTTTCATTACCTTTTGAAACTTTGACAATTGGTGTAATGATAGAACCTATAAAAATATTTTTTAATAAGTGTGGAGCAGTTGTATGTATAAAATTTATTAATAAAGATTTAATATGAAAACCATCATAATCAGCATCAGTCATTATTAAAATTTTACCATATCTTAAATTAACAGTTGTTTTAGCATCTGTCTGAAGACCTACTATTTTTTTAATATTAATAATTTCTTCATTTTTTGCTAATTGTGATACTGTTGCCTCTCTTGTATTTAGTAATTTACCTCTTAAAGGAAATACACCATAATAATCTCGACCAACAACAGATAATCCAGAAACTGCTGTTGTTTTAGCAGAATCACCTTCTGTAAATATAATAGTACATTTATGTGATTCAGATGTACCTGCTTTATTTGCATCATCTAATTTTGGAATAGCTAATCTTACAACTTTTTTACCATCTGTTTTTTGTGATAAACTTTTCTTTTCTTTAGCTTCAGCTACAGCTAATAGTCTATCAACAAATCCCAATTTTAAAATTTTTTTAGTAAAATCATCAGTTAATGTAAATTTTGAACCAAATTCTGATACTCGTGTTGTATGTTTATCTTTTGTTTGTGAGCTAAATGTTGGATTTTCAATTATCGCATTTACAAATAAAAATAAAGAATCTTTTACATATTGAGGTTTTACAGTTATATTTTTATGTTTAGCTTGTATTTCCTCCGCACATTTTTTTATAATAGGTAAAATTACATGGTCTATATGAGAACCACCATCATTAGTAGCTAAACCATTTACGAAAGAAACATGTTTAAATGTTTCTTTTTCTGATAAAGCTACACACACTTTCCATCTGCCATCATCAGATTCGTAATATACTCTAGGTGATTCTGTTTTTTTACCAATATAATTACTGACATATGTTTCAAAATCTTTACAAATAATTTTTGTATCATTAAAATAAACTGATACATGTTTTGGTGTAATTGCTGATACATCAAATACTCTTTTTTTTAGAATATCTAAAGTATCAAATTCATTTAAGTTTGTAAGTCCAAATCTTGAAAAATCTGGTGTAAAAAATATTTTTGTATAATTACGTGCATTTTTTGCAACTTTTTCAATTTTTGCTTCATTAATAACAGATAAATTATTTTCAAATTTTTGTGTATATTTTTTACCATTACAAACTGTTTCAATTATAAATTCTTTAGAATAAATATTTGTTAATTTAGCACCTAACCCATTTAATCCACCTGTTGTTCTTTTTTTTGAATCATCATAATTACTACTACTTAGAAGATTCCCGAAAATTAATTCTGGCACATAAATATTATGTTCTTTATGAAGTTCTATTGGAATGCCAGAACCATCATTATAAATAGAAATTGTATTTTCATTAATTGTAATAACTATATTTTTTACAAGTTCGCTTCTTTGACATTCATCAGAACAATTTGTTATAATTTCATCAAAGATTTTATATATACCCGGATTCCATTTTACAAATTTTGAAATTATCTTATCACCATCATTATTTAAAATCCATTGTTCCGATGTTTCTGTCGAAATATCCCCAATATACATTCCTGGTCTTGCTAAAACATGTTCTATTTGGGAATATTTCTTATAAGTTTCTTCTATCGACATCTATTTTATCATATACTCCCCCCTTTACTTTAAGTAAATTGAAATTTGTAAAAAATTTGTACAAAAAATAAATAAAAATAAATAAAAATATATTTATAATGTAATGGGCTTCTTTACTCCAATTAAAATTGTATTATATATAACACTTCCTATTATTATCGCATTATCGTTAACCTTAGGAATAAGGATAAAACAAATTAATGATAGCGACAATGTACCAAATAATAGCAATAATGTCCCAAATATAAATATACCTGCTGATAAGACTAGTTCTAAAGATATAGATTTGGGTAAATGTACAAAAGACGATATTAGCGATAGTAATTGTGCAGGTTTTAAACAAAATTTTTTAGATAATATAGAAGAAAATTTTACTAAAATAGATTTAGTAAAACCACCGAACGCAATAATTAAAAAATATTGTCCATGTAATGCATGTGTCCCCCCAGAAGGCGAAGATAAAATAGGGAAGCTTACGAATAGGGAATGTGGTTCTAAATGTGGTAAGCCATATGTGCATATGTGTCCAAGAATGTTAATGGGTTCTAAACCTATGTTAGATGCTCAAAGACTGGATTCAATAGAAAACCCAAATTTAAAAAATTTTAATTATGGTCTTGTTGGTCATGACGCCGTTGACCTAAGTCTAAAAACAGTTGATGAGGGACTAAATCAAAAAACCGCATGTGGACAATGTTATGAAATACATTTTAAAGATTTAAGAAGTGATGATGGTCTTCTTCTTAAAGAATTTAATGTTGATGAAAATGGTATTATACAAATACCTGAAAATGACTGTCCCAGCGCAAGCGATGATAAAAAATCCGGAAAACTAAAACCTTTAATAGTTCAAAGTTTTAATACAGCAGCTCCCTCTGGTGGAAATTATATTAATTTTGATTTATATATGCCTATGGGTGGATATGGCGCTTTTAATTCTATTTATAACGATGAAACATTTAATAATACAACTAAAAGCGGAAGTTTTTTATATAGTGGTCAATCTATTATAAATGGTAAAAGCATGGGAAGTATGGGAGGTGGTTTAAGAGGAAGTATGTGTGTAACAAAAAATAAACAAATTTCTAGTGTTAATGATAAAATGCCTGTAGGTAATGGTTGTTTCACGGAAGGTATTAATCATTGTGCAAATGACGACCCTAATGATGAAAATTATTATATTAAACAATGTGAAAAAATTATAGGTAATAACGAACAAATGACAACAGTATCGCAAGATTCATGTAAATGGATTTATAAAAATCAATATCATTGGAATCTACATATCGAAAAAGTAAGAAGAGTACAATGTCCCCTTAATTTAACTAAGGTAACTGGTTTAAAAAGAATTGATAAAAGTTTAGCTATAGCAGGCAGTGACTCGAAAAACCATAAATTTACATTAAGTGATGATCCGATTTTAAAAAAACAACGCGACGATGATAATAAGGACATCAAGTTTGCAAATATAGGAACAACAACCATGGAAGATGGATGTAAACCAACATGTGCAACTGATGAAAATGTTGCATCCAAAGATAATGATTTAAATCAAGACGGCTTTGATGTATTTTATTCTTGTGATAATAATGGTAAAGTTTTTTTATAATAAAAAAAAAAAGAAATACATAATATACAAATGACTTAACAAACCCCTAAACAAAACACTGACATACAAAAAATTAATGATATTGTTAAGGCATCCAAAAGAATAATTTGTGAATGCGTGGCAAAGATAAACTTTTTCTTTTTTCTTTTTTCAATTGTTTAAGAATTAGAAAATAAAAAAAAAGAAATACATAATATACAAATGATTTTAGATACAAATTTTTGGCTTATGACATCAATTAGTGTTATACTTATTTCAGGGTTATCAACAGGAATAGCTGTTGTAGAAATTAATAATAATAATAATAAAAAAAATAATACTAAACAAAACACTAAACAAACCCCTAAACAAAACACTGACATACAAAAAATTAATGATATTGTTTCAAAATCAACAGATGGAGCAGCGGCAGCAGCAGCAGCGGCAGCGGCAGCAGCAGGTGGAACAGGAGCAGAAGGAGCAGGTGGAGCAGGAGCAGGTGGAACAGGAGCAGGTGGAGCAGAAGGAGCAGGTGGAGCAGGAGCAGGCGGAACAGAAGATGGAGCAGCAGGAGCAGGTGGAGCAGGAGCAGGCGGAACAGCAGATGGAGCAGCAGAGCAGTTTAATGGAAATATTTGTTATTACAATCAGAAATGCATGAAATTTGAGCAGGAGCTCGACGCGAATAACGTCGTTAAAATTGTGCAATCCTGGGATACAACGGTTTGCCCAACAGTCAAAGATGCATGTGATGGCTGCATACTCCAAACCAGCTTCCCAACCGAAGCCGCCCTTAATTATAAAATAAAATTTGAGGAAGCCCCGAATCCCAATGGTATCGCCATGGAAGGCGACGTCGTGAATGAGGAAGGAATATTATATTTTACTGCAGATGAATACGATAATGATACAACTATAGAAAAAGCATTAAGTGATAAAAACAAACGAGGTATAGGCGATGACGACGCGCTGCAGCCTATACCTCTATCATTGTTTACAACGCCAGCCCGACAACTACCATACAGATGCCAAAAATCAACAAAAATATATTTTACAGCAGCAAATGGTGGAAAATTAGTAACCTCTTAATAGTCACGAGTCCGAGGAACGGACTAGGGCATCATTATTTTTTCTTTCTTTTTTCTTTTTTCTGAAGAAAAAAAGAAGAATTAAAAAAAGAAAAAGAAAATCTACTATTATATACAATATTGTTCATAAGTTTTGTTATAGGTTGCTGAACCATAAAGAGAATTATAATAATCATTCAAAACAAACATTTGACATTCTAAATGTTTAATAGGAATATTTTCATATATAGATTGATAACGGAAATGTATTGCTTTATAATTATTTTCTTTAGGTTGTACAAAATAACTTTTAGAATATAAAATATTTTTTTGAATTTTGTTATGATGATAAAATTTAAACATATCTTCTTTATTGTAAAATACAAAACGAAAAGCGATTAAATCATGAAGATTGTAAATATCTTGAGTTTTATCTCTACTTGATTTTAAAATAGCGCTTCTAAAAGTTTTAACTCTTGCGGATTGAATATGACATGGAATATCATTTTCTATTAATAATTTATTATAATGAGATAATTCATGATTAACAATAATGTTTACAGCTGGTATAAATACAGAATTTACAAAAGAAATACAAATAATAAATATTAGCATATTAAATATACGTTTGATAATGTTTTTAAATAAAAATATAATAATTTAAATGTTAAATATATTAGTAACAGGTGGTTCAGGATTCATAGCATCACATCTAGTTACAAAATTAATTAAAAATGAAAATAATTTTGTAATAAATTTAGATAAATTAGATTATTGTAGTAATGATAATACAAAAAATATTGAGGGGAGATATAAATTTATAAATGGAAATATTTGTAATAAAGAGTTAGTTTTATTTATTTTAAATGAATATAATATAAAAGTAATTTATCATTTAGCGGCACAAACACATGTAGATAATTCATTTTTTAATTCAACTTTATTTACAATGGATAATGTTATAGGAACACATAATTTATTGGAATGTTGTAGAGAATATGATAAATTAGATAAATTTATTCATATGAGTACGGATGAGGTTTATGGGGAAGTTAAAGATAATGAAATTGAAAAAGATGAAAAAAGTCTGTTAAAACCAACAAATCCATATGCGGCTTCGAAAGCTGGTGCAGAAATGTTAGTTGAATCATATAATAAATCATTTAATTTACCGACAATAATTGTAAGATGTAATAATGTATATGGTCCAAATCAATATCCAGAGAAAGTGATACCAGCTTTTATTTTTAATATTTTATCAGGAGTAAAATGTCAAATTCAAGGTAATGGAAAAAATAAAAGACATTTTATTTTTGTTGATGATGTAATAGATGCTCTAGAATTAATTTATAATGAAGGAAAAGTAAGTGAAATTTATAATATTGCGAGTAAAAATGATGAAATAAAAATAATTGATTTGGCAAAACTGTTAATAAATAAAATATTAGGTGATAAAATAGATTTAGAAAATTGTAATTATGATGATTATATAAATTATGTTGAAGATAGAAAATTTAATGATTTTAGATATTTAATAAATTCTGATAAATTAGAATTATTAGGATGGAAATCAAATGTAAAATTTGAAGATGGATTAGAAAAAACAATAGAAAATTTTAAAAAAATATTATATGCGTAATAAAAATAAAAAATAAAAAATAAAAAATAAATAATAAATTATCTGCGAACGTGGTGTAATGGTTAGCATTAAACCCTTCCAAGGTTTAGTTCCGGGTTCGATTCCCGGCGTTCGCAGATAATTTATTTAATTTCATGTTAAATTTTTCTAGAATATATATTAGTAAACATTATATGAAATGTTTGAATTTTATGAATTTAATGGATATACAGTAGGTGTAGTAATAATAATAACAATAATAGTTTATTTAATTTTATATAAATGTATTCCAAGAAAATATGAAAAAGATGTAAAAGAAGAAGATAATTTTAATATAATTTATTTTTTGATAGCAATTATGATTGGAATTATTTCAAGTTTATTAGTATCTTTTATGATAACAGCTAAAGATGAAATTTTATTAAATGAAGATTTTTATAATAAAAAAGTAGAACAAATAGAAATATCTAATTAATGAATATGGATTTGCGTTATTGTCAATTAAAAATAAAAAAAATAAGAAATAAATGTCACTTCAGATAAATAAATTTAATCCAAGGGTGATTGAAGAAAGAAGAACACAAGGGGCTGGACCAGCTACATGTGTTTTTATTGGTAAAAGAGGAACAGGAAAAAGTACTTTGGTTGCGGATATTTTATATTATAGTAGAAAGATACCGATGGGGGTAGCAATTTCGGCAACGGAAGATGGAAATGCATTTTATTCTTCATATATACCTGATATTTTTATACATACAGAATATAAATCTGAGGTAATTTCTTCTATTATTAATAGACAAAAAAAAACTATAGCAAAAACTACTGAAAAGAAAAATCCTAATAATGATGCATTTGTTTTATTAGATGATTGTATGTATGATAGAAAAATGATTAGAGACCCAAATATAAGAGGTATATTTATGAATGGAAGACATTGGAGAGTTACATTTATGTTAACAATGCAATATTGTATGGATTTACCTCCAGATTTAAGAACTAATATTGATTTTGTATTTGTTTTAAGAGAGAATATAGTTCAGAATCAAGATAAATTATATAAAAATTTTTTTGGAATATTTCCACATGTGGATACATTTAGAGAAGTTATGAATTCATGTACTGAAGGATTTGATTGTTTAGTATTAGATAATACATCAAGAAGCAATAAAATTTGTGATTGTGTTTTTTGGTATAGAGCAAAGCCTAATAGAAAATTTAAGATTGGTTCAAAAGAACTTTGGAATTATCATAAACATAATTATAATAAAAAACATGGTGAGGTTGAAGATATAGTGGACTTATCAAAAGTAACAAAGAAAAAAACAAATATTTCTGTAAAAAAAGTAAAAATAAAAAAAAAATAATAAATTAAAATAATTACATGAATTTACCAATAATTTTATTAAATCCGTTGACATATTTAACAGTTAGTTTAATTATTGTATTTAGTATAATTACAAGTTTATTATTTAGCGTTGTAAGACAAATTGAAACAACAGGAGAAGCAATAAGATTAGCAAGCATAGCGATTACAAATACAAATAATAATATTAAAAAAACAGGTGAAGATATTAATAAAGCTACCGATATTTTAAAAGTCTTTAATGTAAAATAAATAAAATAAAAATAATTTAAAGAAAATTTGTAAAAAATAATTAAAATGCATAATAAAATTGCGTCATTATTAGAATTACCTCAACATGAACAACGTTCAGATGAATGGTTTGCAAAAAGAAGAGATAAATTAACATCTAGTGATGCATCTACAGTATTAGGAAATAATCCATATAGTAAAATTGATGAATTATTACTTAAAAAATGTGGTTATGAACACAAATTTCCATTTGTGGGAAATATAGCAACATTACATGGTCAAAAATATGAAGATGAAGCGATAGAATTATATTGTAAAATAATGAATAAAACAAATTATAATTTTGGTTTAATAAGTTATAAAGAGGTACATGAAAAATTAGAGGATTATAATGAAAATTATAATTTTTTAGCGGGTTCACCAGATGGAATAGTTGAAAATAATGAAGATGAGAAGAGAGAACCAATATTATTGGAGGTAAAATGTCCGTTTAAAAGAAAAATTATTGATGGATATATACCAGAATATTATGTATCACAAGTTCAATTAAATATGTTTATTTGTAATCTAAAATTAGCGGATTATATTGAATATTGTCCAAAAACACAAAAAATAAATATAGTGAGAATAAATATAGATTACAAATGGTTGGATGAAAATATTCCAAAATTACAAAGTTTTTGGGATAAAGTTATGAATTATAGAAATAATGGAGGAATTGAACAAAGCGATGAATATATTAAATTAATGGAAAAAGAAAGAAAAAGAATTATTGCAAAAAGTAAACGTGATGAAAAAAATAAAATGGAAAAAAAGAAAAAGTCTATAAATATAAATAATGAATTGGAGGATTGTAATAATATACAACCAAATAATTATTTATTTATTGATTAAAAAATTTACAACCAAATAATTATTTATTTATTGATTAAAAAATTTACAAATAAATAATACATTTAAAGAATATAAATAATAAGATATAATATGGGTATACGTGGACTCAATACATTTATTAAAAAAACTTGTCCTGAATGTATAACGGTGAATCAAATTGAAAAATATGAAGGAAAAATATTTGCAATAGATGTGAGTATATTTCTATATAAATTTAGATATGTTTCTAATATAAATAAATTACAAAATTGGCATATTACAGGATTTATAAATAGAATTTTATATTATTTTAATAATAATATAACACCAGTATTTGTATTTGATGGAGTACCACCACCGGAAAAAATACTAACATTACAAAAAAGAAAAAATACAAAAGAAAAAATAATAGGTAAAATTGAACTTTTAAAAGATTATCAAAATACTAATAAGGATGTAAGTGAGGCTGAAAAGAATGAAATAGAGAAAGAAATTGAAAAACTTAGTACTCAAGTAATACATGTAACAAAAAAACATGTAAATGATATTAAAAGATTATTTGATATATTAAATTTAAAATATTTTGTAGCTCCAGATGAAGCTGAAAAATATTGCACATTTTTATATAAACATGGTATTGTTGATTATATAGTAAGTGATGATACTGATGTATTAACATTTGGAGGTGAAAAAATATTAAGAACATCAATAAAAAATAATATAATTGAATATGATTATAAAATTTTATTAGACAAATTAAAATATGACCATAAAAAATTTGTTGATTTTTGTATTTTAGCAGGATGTGATTATTTATTTTTTGTAAATAATTTAGCAATTAATACAGTGTTTACCTTATTTAAAAAATATGATTGTATTGAAGATATAATAAAATTAAATAAATATAATTTTAGCGATAATTATAATTTTACTGATGTTAGAAAGATATTTTTAGAATTTCATTATGAAATTGAAAATGATTTAAAAATAGATAGAAAAATTAATTTTAATAAAAATGAATTTAAAGAATTTTTAGAGGAAAATAAAATAAATAATTCTGAAAAATTATTAACCAAATTTAATAAATTTTTAAATTAATAATTAATTTAAAAAAATAATTAAAAAAAAAATTTTTTTTTTCTTTTGTATATTATATATAAAAGAAAAATGGATGGCTTAGAACTATTATTTGGCAAACGTAGAAGACGTTCCCCTAGACGTTCTCCTAAACGCGCTAGCTCCGCGGGACATATTATGGTTAAAGGGCGCAAAAGAAAATTATATAAAGGCAAAGGTGGTGGCATGTATTACAGAACACGTTCAGGTAAAGCTTATGTGAGCAAAAGACGTGCGAGCGGTGGTTCAGGACGTAGACGTAGACGTTCACCAAAACGTAGAAGAAGAAGACGTTCACCTGTTAGAAGACGTAGAAGAAGAGGTTCATCCAGACGTAGACGTAGACGTTCACCAAAACGCAGAAGAAGAAGACGTTCACCAAAACGCAGAAGAAGAACCAGATACGGTTACGGTCTAGGACAGCCCTCTCTTTCTGATATGATGGGTCCTGCTGGTCTATCAGCCGGTTTCGGCGGTCCATCATACTTCGGTGAATTTTAAATAAGAAAAAAGAAACAAAAAAATAAATACAAAAAAATAATAAAAATTAAATATCTTTATGATTATCTAATTTTTATTATTTTTTTATAGTCCAAGGACTAAATATACTATTTTCAATTAGTTTAATTGATTCTGTCAGAATTATCAAATATTTTAAAATCGTCTAACATAATATTTTCGTTTATATTAAATAATGTACGTTCAATTGTTCTAAGACTGTTTGGATGGGTCTTATCTGTTCTAATAAATAAAGGAATAAAATTTTGTTTTGTATTGTCATAATTACATTCTAAAATACATCCATTTTTATAATTTGGTAGATTTTTAGTTTTTTCGATAAATTCTTTACCATCTGTTTTATCATAATGTATTTTTGCAAATTCAATAAATTTTCCTAAATAAAATACCTCAACAATTAAAGATTTATCTTTTTCTTTAATTAAAAAATCAAATGTATGTTTATCATTTTGTTTCCATTTTAATAAAGAATATTGTGTACCTGTAATAACAGGTAATGAATCGGGCATAAATATTAAACCATCAACATAATTAATTTCAGGTTGATAATAATCTTTTATGAATTGATTAAAGTTTTCAATTTTATAAAATTTTTTGACAATTATATTAAAACTATTATTCGCAATTTTGTTAAAATAAGAATTTATACAAAATTCTGTATCAGAGAGTCTTGATAAATGTGTATTCTTATTTATTCTACTCCCACATAATACAACTGCATCATGAATATAAAAAATATAGTCATTTTCCTTTATTTTAACTAGTTCACCATCTAAAATAGTATTATTATATACATTATTTTCAAAATGAATATCAACATCAAAAAATTGTAAGGCTCTATTAATTAAAATATTTCTGTTATTATTATTCTTATCATTTAATAAATATAAAATAAATCTAGTTCCATCATATTTACAACCAACATTATAAGGATAAGAAGTTAATTTAGCATTATCTTTTTTTTCAATAGAAACTGGTTGAGCACCAGGAAATATACTATCACCTTTTATATTATAAAAAAAACTTAAATTTTTTAGTATATAATTTGTAAATGAACTAGTTTCAATACATTTTACATTATTAATTTCATTTAAAATATTTTGGTCATTCATGATTTAAATATATCTATATATTCTTTAAAAACTTTAAGTAAATTCAAATTTGTAAAATATAATATTATTTAAGGAATTATTGTATATGATAACATAACATTTTTTATGACGAATTCTGAAGGAATTACAAAAAATAAAAAAAATGAAAACACAAGCTCTGATGAAATATCAGGTAAAAGTAAAATTTTATTAAATTCTCTAATATGTTATTATAGAAATAATCCACAAATTTTGAATTGCATTATAACACATAAAAATACCTTATCATTAAGAGTTTTAGATTGGTTAGTTACAAATTATGCGAAAAAAAAGAATATAGTTTATAAACTAAATAAAGACGTAAATAATAGTAATGTAATAATTAATTTTAATATTTATTTAGATTACAAAAATCAATTAAAAGCTTATTCTAAAAAATTATTTGACCCATTTTGTAGAAGAGAAAGAATTAAACTTAATGTAAAAACATTAGATTGGGAATATTATAATAGTTCTATTAAGGACGAGAAAGAAATAGATAAAAGTTCTTATATGATTACAACAGTTGGGCAACTAAATTTTTTTAAATGGTTTATTGAAAATGAAGTGTTAAATTATTCAATTGAAAATATTGAAAAAATTGATAAAGATATGATGGAAACATTAAATATAAATAAAAGTAATCATAAAAGGAAAGAATTATCACACTCAGCATCTAAAACATTATGTAAACATGAATTTGATACATTAATAAAATTTAATTAGACCATTTACAAATTAAAATTAACTTAAGAAAAGAATATAATTAATATAAAAATGACATCAACATTTAATGATTGGATTAAAATAACAAATCAAAATGTAAAAAAAGAAGAAGAACAAAAAAATACTCATTTATTATTAAATGGTGGAATATTGTATGTATTAGAAAAAGATAGAGATATATTTTTAAAAAAATATGCGAATGGAATTATAAAAAAAGAAAAAATTTATTTAGTAGAAACAAGAGAAAAATATTTTAAATTATTTTTTGATTTAGATTTTATGTGTAATGAAAAAAATTATGAACTTTGTGAACATAATAAAATTTTTGATAAAATAATTGATGATGTAAATGAAATCATATGTAATTTATATGAATTTAAAATAGGGATAGTAACAACAGCTGATATTAAAATTATAAAAAAAATAAAGGATTCATTAGAAAATAATAAAGAAATAAATAATTTTATTAAAAAAGGATTTCATATACATTATCCAGAAATAATTGTAACAAAAGAAACAGCATTAAATATTAGAAAAAAATGTATTACAAAATTAAGAACTATATATGGAAATAATTATGAATTATTTGAAAATAATTTTAATGATATAGTGGATGAACATGTATTTACAAGTAGTGGATTAAGAATGACAGGTTCACGTAAAGGTCATTTTATGAAAGGAAAAGATTTTATTGATGAGGGTAGACCATATGAATTTTATAAATTATTAGCAGCGACACAAGACCGACTTGACTCCGAAGAAAATGAATATAAAGAGGACAGGTATAAATTAATAAAAGATACAAGTATATTTACAACAATGAAAGAAGAAAATAAATATAGAAAAGATAGTGAATCCATCTGTATAGAATGTGAAGACCAGGAAAAAGAAAATAATTATGAGAACGACGGTTCTAGCATGGGAACAGTTGGTGATTGGGATAGATTGGATAAAAATGATTTAAAATATAATGAAATATTAAGATTTTTCAAAACTTATATGAGAGATTATGATATAAAAGATATTAAAAGAATTTTTCACAATAATAATATTTATATAATATGTACTAAAAGTAAATATTGTTTAAATATAAAAAAAGAACATAATTCATGTGGAATTTACTTTAAGTTAGATAAGAATGGTTTAATACAAAAATGTTTTTGTAGATGTGATAAGTTAGAGGGTAGAAAATATGGTTATTGTAAAGATTTTTCAAGTACACCGATACCAAATACACCACATATAAGAAAAATTTTAGGTTTTAAGGAGATAGAAAAAGCAGTAAATAATAAAAGTATAAAACAATTAAAGAAAAATGAAAATAATTATAATATATTAGATGTTCGTGAATTATTATATAATCAATTTACAAATAAAAGTCCACCACGAGGAGGAAGAAAGAAATAATTTAGACTAATAAAAACAATCTAAATATAATTATAATAATACAAATAAAAATAGTTAACATAATGAGACCTACAGTATTTAATTGATTGGAAGCAGGATTTTTTGTAAAAGGAAGAATTTTAGTAAAACAATTTCTAGCAAAAGAACTTGAAAAAAGAATAAATAAAATTGAGATAAGAAATAATTCTCTCATAAATTTATTAGTTTTTAATAATTTTAATCTTTGTTTAAAGGGCATTTTACCGGATGAATTTTGAGCGAAAAGTTCTTTAGGTTTATTTGGAATTAGTTCTTTAGGTTTATTAATATTTTGCATTTGTTGTTGTTGCATAAGAAGTTGTTGGTCTTGCAATTGTTTTTGCATTTGTTTATATTGTTCAGCTTGTTCTTGCATTTGTTGTTGTTGAACGGCCTGCATAGCGGCATATTGTTGTTGTTGTTGTAATTGTTGTTGTTGTTGAAGTTGTTGTTGTAATTGTTGTTGTTGCATAAGTTGTTGTGGATTTATATTTTGAGGTTGTTGTGGATTTTGAGGTGGAACTTGAGGTACATTAGGGCCGGATAAAGAGAGTGCATTTCTATTTGCTTTAAAAATATCGACAGAGTCTGAATATTCATCACCCATAGTATATTATTTAGAATTAATAAAAAAAAAAAATAATTACCGAATTAATTTTAAAATAATTAAATTAAATTAAATTCGGTATTTTTTTTATTTTTTTTTTCTTTTTATATTATATAATAAAAAACTATGGGAGGTGGTTTAATGCAGCTTGTTGCCTATGGCGCCCAGGATATTTACCTAACAGGTAATCCTCAGATTACATTTTTCAAAGTCGTATATCGTCGTCACACAAATTTTGCGATGGAGAATATTCAGCAGACATTCTCAGGTAACCCAGAGTTTGGTAAACGCGCGACAGTAATTGTATCACGTAATGGTGATTTAGTTAATTCATCGTATTTAGCTGTATCTCTACCAAGTCTATCTGATGGTATGTGGAAATTATCAAATGCTGCGGCGAATGGTAATGCGGGTGCGAGTGCGCTATCACCATCAGTAGCTACAACTTATCAGTTATGCTGGACCAATTTTATTGGTTTAGCTATGATTAACTACATGACACTAGAGATTGGTGGTCAAGAAATTGATAAACACTATGGTCTCTGGATGTATGTCTGGCAGGAACTTACAATGACATCAGAAAAAGCGCAGGGTTACAAACGCATGGTTGGTGGTAATGATGCGGCTGGTTGGTTACTACTTGGCAATTCAACTGAGGCGCAGACTCTCCATGTTCCACTTGATTTCTGGTTCAATATTAATGCGGGTCTATCACTACCACTTATTGCTCTACAGTATCACGAAGTTAAATTTATTTTCCAGTTCCGTCCCTTCTCCGAACTTGTTGTTCTTGTTGATTCAGCTGGTAATCATGTTACATCATCTGGATGGTCACTACAGGGTGCTGCGCCATCAGTTGGTATTGATTTATTCGTTGATTACATTTACCTTGACACTGATGAACGTCGTCGTTTCGCGCAGATGTCACACGAATATCTTATTGAACAGGTTCAACATAATGAAACCACTGTTGATGTACCAAAAGGTTCACTACTTACACAGCGTCTTACATTCAATCATCCTTGCAAAGAACTTGTCTGGTTCTTCCAGCGCAATGATAATCAGGAGAATAATGATTGGTTCAATTTCTCTAATTCACCACCTGGTATGGAGAAACTTGGCCCTGACCTTCTTGTATCAGCTGTTCTACGTCTTAATGGCCATTACCGTTTCAACCCTAAACGTGGCCCTCTTTTCTTCCGTCAGTGGCAGCCATTCATTCACCACACTCGTATCCCTGATTCCAATTTATATGTATATTCATTTGCCCTTCGCCCTGAGGAACACCAGCCATCAGGTACTTGCAATTTCTCACGTATTGACAATACCATCCTAGAGTTCGAACTTGACTCAAAAACCTCAGTGACTTCACCTGTCCTACCTGACACCAAACTAGCTGGTGCTTCCTCTGCTCTTATGACTGTATACGCGCGTAACTACAATGTACTCAGAATTATGTCTGGCATGGGCGGGCTTGCTTATTCCAATTAAGTTCGAATTTTGGGTTTTTGCTATATTGCATTTTTTTTAAAAAATTGACTTTTTGAAAAATACTTAAAAATACAAAACATTAACAATTAAAGTAGTATGGATAATGATAGTACATTAATTGTTAATAAAGATTATTATGAAATTGATTTAGGACCACATAAAACTAAGGTATCATTATGTGATAAAGAATATGTTGATAGTTTTAAAAATACACCTTGTTATTGGGAAACCAAAAGCAAAAAAACACCTGGGGGATACGCTACCTTAAGAGTTGACGGAAAACAGAGATATTTACATGATTTAATTATGCGTCGTATACAAGAAAAACCTGATAAACACAGTGTAGACCATATTAATAATGATAAATTAGATAATAGAAGAGAAAATTTACGTTGGGCAACACAATCATTACAAAATCATAATAGACCTAAAATGTCTCGAAAACATAATGCTAGACCTTTACCTGATGGAATAACACAGGATATGTTAGAAAAATATGTTGTTTATTATAAAGAATGTTATAGTAAACATCCCGGTGATGATAGGAGTAAAGATAAATATCGTGAATTTTTTAAAGTTGAAAGACATCCTAAATTAGAAAAACCATGGATGACTAGTAAATCTGGAAAAATTTCAATTGAAGATAAATTACAAGCGGTAAATGCTATGGTTATTTCATTAAATGACTAATATTTTAAAAAATAATATATATATATATTATAGAATAAATTGATAATAATGGGAAATAGTAATTCAAGAAAACAAGAAAAGTTAAATGAATGTATAGCAGACATACAAAAAACACATGAAAAATTAATTGAAGAATATGGAGAATCTTTAAAAAAATTAAACACTAAATATAGTGAAATTGTAAACGATAATCAAAATATATCTACGAAAAAAATTAGATATGAAAGTTTTTTAGAGGAGATTAAAGCTATAGAAAATAAATTTTATGAAGGAGTAGTAGTGTATCAACTCAAACTACAAGGATTAGTCAGCGAATGTAATGAAAAATATGGAAAAGAGTATTTATCTTCAGATGCTATTAGGGCACTATTGATAGACAAGAAAATTTTATACACTTCCATGGGTTATAGAAATAATGCTTTATCTACTTTAAAAAATAATGTAATAAGAGAAATAAGAAAACTAACACCTAGAAAAAATACAAATTTTGGCAATAAAAGAATAATGTTAAAAAATTCCAAAATAACTAAGAGAAAATATTAATTATCTGGTTTGTTTTCTTTTATTTCATTTAAAAAGTTAAGAGATTCTGTAAATTGTACCGCTGTTATAATATTGTATAATTCATTGACTAAAATTCTGGACTCAATGTTACTTAAACCTAATTGGCTTTGAATTTTCTTAGAAACTATGTAAAAAAATTCGCTTAAGGGAGGGTCGGTTTGTAATAATTCATTATATTGCTCAATATATATTTTGTAAGCTTCGGTAAACTTTTCATTTGGCGAAATATTTTCTGAAATTAAATTATTAATTACAATATTTGAATTACTAGCTTTAATTGAATCATATATTATAAAAGCAATTATAAATAAAAGAACGGACATTGAAACACTTAATAAAATTTCTTTGTAATTCATAATAAATATTTATTATTATAATACATATTTATTATAAATATATTTAATTTGTTATTTTTTCTATATTTGTTTATTGGGAGGAATAATAATTATTTAGGGTAGAGAACCGTTAAATTTTACATCGATTGGACCACCATTGTAATCAGTCCATTCTTTTAGATTTTCTGCAGAACCTTTTCTACGTTTTAACATTTCTAACCATGCTGTATTAATAAGATTTCTTACAGACATATATCTATTAAATCTACCTTGAGATTCTGTTTTATCAATTGAAGTGTCCATACTTTTGATTCGATTCGCAACAGCATTCATTTTAGCGCCCCAATTTCCGTATTGAGGTTCATATTTTGCTAAATTTTCAATAGTTGATAATGCGCGTGAAATATGACCCATTTGTGGACTTGATGGTTGAGCAAGACCACCAACATCTTCTGGTGCTTTTAGATAATCATACATTGTTCTAGCGTTAGTGATGTATGCTCTAATTTGTTCGGCAGAATTTGGAGTCATTGTGTTAGCTGGTAAAGTTGTTGGTAATGGATTTGCTTTAAATCCTGCTGGTCTATCATCAGCTCCAGGTGGAACTGTTCTAGCAGCTTGTGTAGTAGCAGCTTGTGTAGTAGCAGCTTGTGTAGTTGATGCAACTTCAAAAATTGAAGTTACTGCAGTATATGCATTTGTGAGATAACTTAATAGATTATTAGCTAATTGTAACATGTCAGTTAATCTCTTTTTCTCTTTTGAGTCAGTTTCTTTATCAATATTTTCTTTCATTTGTAGATTATTAATTTTAACTCTATCTATTGCAGCATTTGCATCAATCATTTCTTGTGTAACTGGATTATTCCAAGTGTTTGGATTATCTATTAATTTATTCATTACATTAACTACAGTTGTTTCTAAGAAATCAAATCCAATAAATCCAGTTTTATCTATTCCAAATTTATCAAATACACCCGTTGTTTGTACAACTTTATTTATTTCAGTTTTAGCTGTTTTAGTAGCAGCAGCAATAGCTGCAGGAGATGCCCTTACAACGGGTGCATCGGTAGCGTCTACAATTTGCGCAACTGTTGCCGCAAGTGTTGTAGGAGGAACAGTTGTAGGAGCGAGGGTTGTTGCTGGAACAGTTGTAGGAGCGAGGGTGGTTGCTGGAACAGTTGTAGGAGCGAGGGTGGTTGCTACGCGTGACTCATTTATTAAAGTCATACCTTTTTCTAAATAGCCAAGGAATGTTTGGTCTAATTTGTATAAATCATTTAATCTTGATTTTAGTTTAGCATCAGCAGTATTTTGTATTGTTGTTAAGAATTTAGCTGATTCGTCTTTTAGAGTTACTAAATCTGCTACAGCTTTTCTTGGTGCTGGCCTCCACTGCACGTCCCACATATTTGGTCTCTCAGCATAAGTTGTCAAAGAAGCAACTGATTTTTTGATAAATGGTAGAGTTGTCCATCCATTAGTATCAACACCAAATTGTGTAATAGCACCTAAAGATTTATTAACTTTATCAATTTCAGCTATAACTGCAAGTTGTGTTGCTCTTTTTCTAACTGGTAATTCAGCAGCAGCAGTTGTAGCAGCAGCAGTTGTAGCCGCGAGCGTTGTAGCCGCAGCAGTTGTAGCAGCGTCAGTTGTAGCCGCGAGTGTTGTTGCTGCTAATGTTACGGCGACAGTTGCGGGTATTTGTGTGACAACATCATCTTCAACTTCGCCTTCATCTAAATATTTAAAATCAACTTGTTGTACACCCATTGGAGCGGGTGGTTTTGAGAATCTTGGAACTAACGTTTTAATAACAGCATAAATAGTAGAACGTAGATAGTATAGTTTATCATATTGTTCTTTATTTCTAACTGTATTTTGTAGTAACTTATCAGCTGAATTAAAATCAGTTCCAACTCTTGTTATTGCAGCATTACGTCCGGTGCCTTCATCTCCTGGAGCGGCATTCCAAAATTTAGGATTTTTCAAGACAATATTTACTTTGCTTAGTGTATTACGATATTTATACCAAACATTTCTTGCACCTCCTTGAGTAGATTTAAACAATCCATCTAATGTCTTTTTAGCTAAATCATATTGTTCTTTAGAGCGTTCAGCTTGAGTATTTACAACTTCAACAGCTAGTGTAGTCTCAGCTGCTAAAGTAGTTGGAGCTAAAGTAGTTGCGGCTAAAGTAGTTGGAGCTAAAGTAGTTGCAGCTAAAGTAGTTGCTGCTAATGTAGTTGCAGCGAGAGTAGCTGGTGCTCCAGTTGTTAATAAAGTTTGTGTTAAATTGTAAGCATCAACAAGGTATTTAGTTAAGTTTACACCTAATTTAGCTAAATCTTGTAATCTTGATTTTTCTTTTTTATCTTCAACTTTATTTGCCGATGCAGTCATTAGTTGTGATTCTTCTTGCATATTTGATACAGCCATTTTGGCGTCATTGTATAAATCACTCTTATTGTCTGTCCAAATAGCTGGTCTTGCAAGGAACGCTCTGATAGTAGATAAAGCTTCTTCTATTCCGGCCTGGGCAAACCAACCATCAGTATCAACACCAAATCTTTTAATAGCGCCTAAACTATTTCCGGTTTGGTCTAGTAATTTCTTAGCATCAGCTTGAATTCCAAGGTGAACATCTTTTACAACAAAACCAGGAAGTTGTGTTGTAGCGACGGCTAATGTTGTTGCTGCGACTGTTGCCTCTGGTTCGGTTACAGCTAATGTAGTAGCAGGTAATGTAGTAGCAGGTAATGTAGTAGCAGGTAATGTAGTAGCAGGTAATGTAGTTACTACTTTTGGTGAAACCATTAAAACACTATTTTTATTTGCTAAAGTCATAACTGTATCAAATAATACAGGTGGTTCGTTTAATCTAGGCATACCAAATAATATTTCATTACCTTTACCTTTTAATCTATATGTTTCCATAAATGCTGAAACAAAACTATTTCTAATCATTGCAAGATTATCAAAAGTATTCTTATTTGTAACTTGTGAAAGATTCTTATCTAATTCATCTATGATAAATCTTATTTGTTTATTTTCAGCTGCATTACTATTACCCATTAAAGCTTCATTGCCAAAAAGTTTTTCTATATCTTTACGTAAATCATCACTGAGAAGTAATGCCTGTTGAACTGCGGCTGAATCAACTAGATTTAATGTATCATCTGATTCAAAAAGTGTTGATAAAGCTTTTAATAATATGCTACCATTCAACCAATTTATGGTAGCGAGGTCTTTAGCTTTACCGGTTGTTGCAGGTAAAGTAGCAGGGATTGTATAAGCAGGACCGGGTGGTAAAGTTCTAGCAACAACTGGTGCTAGAGTTGTAATTGCTGCCTGAGTAGTTTGAATAGCTGACAGTGTAGTTTCGGGAAGAGCTACATCTACTTCAACATCTTCATCATCTACAACTTCATCATCTTCATCATCTACAACTTCATCATCATCTACAACTTCATCATCTTCATCATCTACAACTTCATCATCATCTATAACGACTTCATCATCAGACATAGGTAAAGGTGTTGGAGCTGGAGTTGAAGTTGCACCAGCTTGTGATTGTATTTCAGTTCTTATCGTATTATTTTTGGTTTGAATTTTAACTAATTTATCATTAAGTGTGGGAATTATAATTTCAGTGGGTGGAATGAAGGATAAAGGTTTTTGATTGGATTCTAATGAATCTCCTTCTAAATCTTCAACTGCTTTAAATAAAACTAAAAGAGCCTGTTCTTTTGATAAAGAAGTTGTTTCTACAATTTGATTTAAAGCTGTATTCATATTAAATGTTGAATCGTTTTTTCTTAACTCTCTCATCGCATTTTTTAGTGCTGTAAAATTTTCTCCACCAAAAGCAGATACTGCTGCTGATGTTCCGTCTGTTGAAGCATCGGCTTTTGCGCCGCCAAACCCACCAGCAGCCCACACAATTAGTGTAACAATAGCTGCTAAAATAACAAGAACAACAGGCCATACCCACAAAGGCACCTTTGAAAAAGGATTAGAATTTTCTTGACCGAAAAACATAGGTGGTAAATCAATATCATCATTTAGCATAATTCTAGGTTTTCTTCCCATTTATATTATTAATAAATATAATTTTTTTTTTATTGTTTTTTCTTTTTAATTAATTAAAAAAAATTATATTTATTTATTCCTTATTTTTTTTATATTATTTGGACTAATCCACTAATTCTAATTCTTGTTCTTCTTCTTCAACTTTATCAGCCCAAGTTTTTTTTCTTGGATTACTTAAATTATTATTAATCATTGAATCCATTAATTCACTTGGAGTTGAAGAACTAACTGAATTAGGACAATTTTCTCCATTTTCAGAAACATTAAATTGATTTCCAGCTCCAGCTGAAACTGTTGCATTTAAAATATTATCAGGGTCAACAGAGTCAATTTCTTTAATTCTTTCTTCTTCTTCTTTTTTTAATTTTTCATTTTCCTCTTTTCTTTCTTCATTTTCTAACGAGATATTTTCTATTAATTCTTTCTTTCTTTCTTCGAAATGCATTTTTGATTTTAGTTGAGATTCTCTATGTCCAATAATAATTTCATTTAATTTTTCATCAATATGAACTTGTTCTATTAATTCTGGGTCAGGTGGTAATAATAACCAAGAATACATTTCTACTACATAAACATCGAAAGTTGTATCTATTTTTTGTAACATTTCAGCTTGTTTTCTTGCATCCTCAATTTTATCAAAAACTCCTTTAATTTTTAAACATAGTTTATCATATTTTTGATTGGCATCAGGTGAAACAATAGAAATTAATGCGTAATTTTGTCCTGGAATAGTCATTGAATCTTTATCAACATTTTCATCCAACGACATTTTTGATAATTTTTCTTTTACAATTTTATCTATTTTATCAGATTTTACTTTACTTAATGGTTGAAATAAGGGGTCATCTTCGATACAATATTCTTTATCAGTTGTTTCAGAAGGATGTTGATTTATTTCATTTTGCATATTTATATATATGAAAGTAATAATTTATTATTTTAAATAGTTTAAACTCAATAATAATTAAATTATTAATATTTTAGATACTTGGAATAAAATCCCAATTTAAATCATTGCAGATATCTTTCCAGATTTTTTCTTGTTCAAATAATTTTTCTCTACTTTTTAATAATGGAAAATAAATGAGATATTCTCTTTTTCCTAATAATTGACAAAATTTATGTAAAGTATAAGAATAACTTAAAAAATTTTTTCTATTTTTTGGACAATGTTTTTTAAATGGTTCTTGAATTTTATCAAATAAATCCATAAGTATATTATTAAATTCATCAGTAATTTTTAGAGGAGGTTTGTTTGTAATTCTACTAATTAAATTAGGAATATGTTCATAATATTTATTTAACTTTAATTTTTTTAAATATTTTTTAATTCTGACAGAATCAATATCATTTATATCTTCAATTCTTTCTTTTTGTAATTCTTTAATGACTAATTCAATAACAACATCTGGAATAATTGTAACTTCTTTTGCTTGTAATTGATTTAGCCATTCTTTAAAATGATTTTTTCTTTGATAAGAAAATTGAGTATTATTAGAATCTGGACTATAATTATCTCCAAAATTATTAAAAATTGTTTCTGTATGTTTTTCACAAACTCCGCAATGAGTGCAAATTAATAAAGATTCTTTTGTATCAATTTCAAATGGTGATTTACATAATTTACAAAGATTATTAAAATTTTCAAGATTATAAGGTACTGTGTTATTTTGATTAAAACATTTTTGTAGATATTTATTATAAGTATCACCTTTATTTATAGTTCCAGTTTTATTAATATAATTTAATATACCAACTTTTGAAACGCCTTCGGTATCATTTTTTTGATAACTAATATTAATTTCATCATTATCAATATTTTCTATAAAATCTTTTGCATCAAAAATATAATCTAAAAGTTCTGTATGATTTTCTATATCATGTATTTTATTTTTTAATTCTTTTATTTTTTGTTGTAATTCAAAAATTTTAATTCTTGATTCTGATTTATCAATATATATAGTTAACAATTCATTTAATTTATGTAATTCTTTTTTTTTTGAATCGAGTGAATCAATTTCTAAATTTATTTTAGACATTTTTTCATTATGTATATCTTCAATTGATGACCTAGAATCTGTATGAATTTTTTTATTCGAGATTTTAAATGTATTCATTTAATTATTAAATAATTATATAAAAAAAAATTTTAAATAGTTTAATAATAAATGAGTTTACGCAAATTAAATTTAACAGCATTTATTGTTAATTTAATTTTTGCAATTGGATTATCAATTTTGTTTGCATATGGAAATAATAAATATCCTAATAAAAAATTATATGGTTTACAATTGCGAGCTAATGATTTAAGGTCTAAATTAGAATTTACTGAAGATAATACAAGAAAAGTTTGTACATATAAAATTATTTATGAAGGTAAAAATTCAATAGATTTACCATATTGGTTATCACAAACGAGTGTTGCTGTATTCTTTTTTATTACGAGTGGATTTCATTTATTTTATTATTTAGATGATAGATGGAATGGAGCAAATGGAATATATAGAAGAGCAATAGCAAATAGAAATCAATATTTTAGATGGATAGAATATTCTATTACAGCATCAATTATGTTAGGTATAATAATGTCTTCATCTGGTGTAATTGATACGAATTCATATATTTTCTTTTTCTTTTTGAGTGGTGTTTTACAATTACAGGGACAAGCAATTGAGAAAGCATTACAATCAGCCCCCCAAGGGGTGCCAGGAAGTGGAATAGTTGCGGTAGGCAGTGTTAAATATAGTAGGTTTGATGCATTAAAAGCTGCTTATATACCTTTAATTACAGGTTGGGCAATTTTATTTGCATTTAGTACAATTATATTTAGAGATTTTGCGATGAGAATACAAGATGCTAAAAAAATTATTGATTCATGTAGTAATGAAAGTCGAGGACCTCCAGATTGGATATATGTTATGGTAATAGGTATTTTACTATTTTATGGTTCTTTTGGTTTTGTAGGTTTATATCAAATATTTGATAAAAATAGACATCCAGAAAGATATGAAAAAATGTATATTATATTATCATTAGTTTCAAAAACTTTAATGGGTGGTTCTTTAGGTTATGGATATTATGCAAGATTAAAAGCATCAGATGAAGGTAATGTAAGTAATAGAAAATGTAAAAATCCAGAAACTGGCACTGAATGTACACCGAATTTTTCATAATCTATAAGCTTGGGCCCGTTCCGTTCCGGCTGAGACCTCAATAATATTACCACATGCTATTCTATTTCCTGCATTACCTGTTTTTAATGAATCTTGTTGATACTTATTTAATTTTTGTAAACTATTTGAATTTAATAAACCTGGTCTAAATATTGAACCACTTTTCTGATTAGAATTATCAATATATCCATACCATCCTGGTGTACCATGGTCATCTTGTTGTGCATGAATTACTATACTTCTATTTATAATACAATATTTACCAGGAAAAAGACTAATGTAATTATCAAAAAAATGATTTTTTGAGGTACCATTGATTACTTCAATATTATTTATTAAATCACCAGCATGTTTTTCAGGTGTATAATTATCTCCATGTAAAGTATTATCAGGATTAAAATGTCCACCTAATTTATCACAAATGTTTGTATTTCCTTTATTAATTAAATTAAAAATTTGTTCATTTAAACTATTTTCATGTATATGAAAACCGATTAAACAGTTTTTTATTGGAATATTTCTAATATGATATGAAACTTTTACGGGTGAATTTATATTTTTTTGTTCAAAATATACTATTCCGGTAAGATTAGAATAATTAGGTGCAATATATGAATTAAATTCTTTTTGTGCATTTTCTGTTAAATTTACAAAAGCTTTCATATATATTAATTAAAAAAATACAAAAAAAAAAGAAATATTATAATTATAAATTATAAATGACAACTTATACAATAGATTATAATCAAAATGCAGGTCCCTTACCTGCCTACTATAATGAAACAAATGAAGGTGTATCACCATTAATACCATCAGATAATGGAGAATTTGATTCAAATGTTTATATAAGAGGCTATGGATTATTTAATCCAGCACCTTTAAAACCGCAAACAACTGACTATGGTCATGCTTTAGATAATATTCAAGCAAATAAATTTAATGATATTAGTTACGCTCCAATAAAAGGACCTTTAATACAAACTCCGGTTGGTGCTGTACAAAATTATGATTCATGGATGAAAAATATCAATTATGATTTAAAACCGGAATCAGGAGATGATTATAAATATTATGATGAATATCAAAATTATGCTTATAAAGCAACAAATAAAACAGACCCATATTTGCTCCCATTTTACTTTTCAAAGATAAATGTAAAATTTATACAAAATAGTGTAGTTAATGCAGTTAAAAAAGCAAGAAATATTAAGATAAATACTGAACAAGATGTTGATGGTTTATTAAAATTAATGTTAAATAATTATTTAGGTGTTTGGAATAGTAATGGAATAATAGGTTCAGTTAATAATTCTAATAATGCTAGTAATGACCCAGCAGGAAATTTTAAATCAATATTAGGAAATTTAAATAAAATTACTATAGAAGAATATGTTCAAAATGTATTATCTACTTTAAATATGACAGAATATTATTTAAATGATATTTCTAAATTACCAATACCATTATCCAATCCAGTTTATACTAATAATAAAGGAAGAAATGAATTGGGATTTGTTGGTTATTTTGAAGATAATAATAAATTTACTAAAAATATAAATTCATTTAATACAAGAGATTTAATGCCCGGTAAATTAAAAAATAAAAATTATGGAAATTAGCGGTTAAAAATTAAACTAAATAAATAAAAAAATAATAATCAATGAATGTACAAATTATATCATATAGAAATTTAGAAAATGATAAAATACAATTTCATCCATTATCAAATAAAATATTATTTGATAATAAAAATTTACTTATTCAAACTTGTATATTTAATGAATATGAAATAATTAATACAAAAACATATAAATATTTAAGTATAAGTATAGATGAAAATAATCAAAAAATATTAAATTTTTTTAATAAAATGCAAGAAATTGAATCTAAATTAAATTTAAAATTTATTAAAGATAATTTAGATATAGATATTCATGAAAATAAATTTTTGAAAATTATTATAAATAATGATACAATTTTTTATGATAAAAATGATTATGAAATTGATAAATTAAGTGAAAAAAAAATAATTATGTTAATAGATATTTATAAAAATATTCTTAAAAGTGTAGAAGTAAAGGAAATATAATTTTGCGTCTACCTATATAAAAAAAAATTATATATATAAATATTATGAATATTCATACTATTGATAAATATAATTTTGAAAATATTGATTTAGAAAAACCGGAAAAAGATGAAAGAATAAATGCTTATACTACAATTCTAAATATATATTTCCAAACACCAAAATTGAATATACTAAAAGTAACAACTAATAAATTAACAATTGAATTAAATGATGAATTTGTAGAATTATTAACAAAATTTGATGAGAATATTATAAAATTAATTAGTGAAAAAAGTGAAAATGGTGATTATTTTGAAAATAAATTTAGTTTAGAAGAAGTTGAAGATATTTACAAATCATCATTTAAATTTAACGGTTCAAAAATAAATGCTAAAATGAATATTAATTTATCTGATGATGTTACAGTTTTTAATAAAGAGAAAAAAGTTTTAAATAAAGGGGATTTAAAAGAAGATGATAATGTAATTTTATTATTAAAATGTTCAAATATTGTTTTTTATAAAACACATTGTGCTCCATATTGGGAGGCATTACAAATTAAAATTAAAGAAAAACCAAAAGAAAAAAAAATAAATTACATGTTTTTAGATGATGAAGTTGAAGAAAATAAAACGAAAATAAAAAATTTGATTTAAATTAATTAGTTATTATTTTAAAAAAAAAAAATAATTTAATATTAATTATATAATAATGAACGATACTCCATTTCAAACAGGTGGTTTTTTCGAAGCTCCTAAAATTGCAGCAGGTGCTGATAACAATGGTTATTGGGGCACACCTACTTCATACAAAGTCTATATGGCCGATATCAATGCTGCTACACCCAATCAATCTAGTTTAATGTCAATAGGTTCAGAAACTGTTGGTATTCCTGGTCCTACTGAATTTGGAGGAGGTAATTTAGCTCCTGCGAATGTTAATACTGGGAGAGCTGCTAATTTAAGTTTATGTGCTCAAAATATGAGTACATTTTCAACTGGTACAAATAATGGTGCAATTGCATCTAGTTTATTACCATCACCTGTATTAGATAAAAAAAATATGACCCAAGAAGGTTTTGGCGATTCACCTACCGTAAATGTTTTAGCTAATCAAACATTTTTATCTAGACAGGCTGGTGGACAAATTGGTACTAATACTACTAGTGGTTCATTAAGAAATGCCAATTTATCAATTAGAAGTGAACCACCAAATCCAATGAAATATGTTGGACCTTGGAATTTATCATCTGTATATCCCGACCTATTACGTAGACCTCTTGAGGGCACTGGTCCATCATTTGGTGTCTATGGAAATGGTCCACAAGGTTCAGGTGTTCCTCAAAAAATCGGTGTATAAAGTGTACACATATAAATGACATTAAATAAATAAAAAAATAAATAAAATTTTAAATATTTATTTTTAATAAAATATTAAAAATAAATGTTTAGCCAAACTCAAAGTGGTTTTTACCAATTAAAAGGAAAAGAGATTTATTTAAATTTAAAAGGCAAATCTAAACCGCAAATTGAAAAACAATTATTAGATGATTATTTTGAAAATAGATTAGAATTTCGAATACCAATTGAGTATCTACATTTTGTTGAAACTGCTTTGCAAACTTATTTTAATCGTGTTCTTTCTGTTTTAACCGGTATTGGATTACAATATTCTGAACCATTTCAAAGGAATCAAGAAAAAAGAAGAAGATTATCTACTTTCGTTGATACTAATTTAGAGACGGTTGAAGAAGTTCAAAGGAACTTGGATGATATAAATCGTATAAATAGTATTGTAAAAGAATTTTATAGAGATGAGGAAATAAAACATGTTACGAGTATACAAGCGGCACTTGAAGCTAGAAGTTTAGGAAGCTCAATAACAAATAGAGCAGGTTTTGGAAGAAAAAAAAAATAGCGCGCTTGCTCGGTGGGCATGGGCCCACTAAAAATAAAATTTAGTTATTTAAAGAAATTACATAAATCTTTAATAAATGACTATTAGAATTATTAAAGATTTATGTAATAATATATATAATACATTAGGTAGTGGATATAGAGAAAATATATATGTAAATGCATTGTGTGTAGAGTTAAGAGAAAAAAATTATTTATTTGGAACAGAGGTAATAATTCCAATTAATTATAAAAATGTACAGCTAGGATTTGAAAGAGCTGATATAATAATTTATGAACCGTTCAAATGTATATTAGAATTTAAGGCACAACATCAAAGAATATCGGATAAAGAAATAACTCAATTAAATAAATATCTTAAAAATTTTAATAGTGGTGAAATTCAAAATGGATTATTGATAAATTTTGGAAATAAATTGGAATTTCATGAAATTGATACTAATAAAAGTATTATTATTTGATTCCTCTTTTATTTTTACTCATTCTTCTATACGATGGGTCTACATCACTTCGTTTTTTAGATAATTCTTTAACATTACATGAATCATCAACAAAATATGCATCAAAAGTAATTGTATTTGGTAAATTAATAATAAATTCTTTTGATTTATATTGTTGGGTTAAAATATTAAATAATTCTTTTTTTGTTCTATCATCATTTAAAATAAAATCCCATTGTATAGTTTTATTTGGAATTAACTGAATATTATAAATTTTTTCATAAAAATTTATATTTAAAATGTTATATTTTTTAAGATATGGATTTATTTTAACATATGATTCTAAAATATTCAAATCTAAATTATTTACTACATATAACCATGCATTAAGAAGACCACCGGGTTTATTTATAAAATCATTCATAAATTTTTGATAAGAAATATTATCGGAGAAGAAATAATTATAAAAATCTTGTTCTAAAGTTAACCCTTCATCATTTTCTGTCATTCTATGTTTATGAGTAAATTTAAATAATTCTTCAATTGGTCTAATTAAATTTTGTTCAATTTTTTCTAATGTAATTTGTTTATTTTTAAACATTGTATTTAATATTGTAAATAAGGAATTATTAAATGTAATTACATAAGTTCCCTCAACAGCAAAAATTATATGACAAAGATTTCTATTTAAAGCAAATCTTATACATTGTCCTAAATCTTCACCACTAGGCCATCCCCAAATTGTTTTAGCACCTACATAACAAGATAAAGGATGTGTATGAAAATTAATTAAAGATAAAGGTGTCATTACTGAATCTTTATTACCTTTATTATATGTTAAATTTTTAGATGATGCTTCATTTGTAAGTAAATTTTGTTTTTGGGTACTAGACATTTTTTTTTGACATCCTGTTTGATTTATACTTATGTTACATTCATCTGTAGATTTAAAATATATTTCTCCAGCTGATTCAAATTTAAAATATAGTAATCCATTTAATTCTTTTTGATTAGGGTTCATATAAATTAAAGGTATTTCAATATTTGATTTTGGTATAGAATATTTTATTTTTTTATTATCAGAATAAATTGTACATTCGTCTTGTTGCATTTATAGTAATATAAAATTTCTTTTTTTTATTTAAATACTTTAATAATTTTATGTTAAATATAACATAAAAATAAAAAATGATTTATTAAATAATCTCTACTAATGAGTAAAATAAATGTAAATGTATTAGTCGCCGCTAGAGATGAATATATATTATATTTATTACGTGAAATATCACCAACTATGTATGATATTATTAAAGATATTTATGAACAATCACAATTATTAAAAAGAAAACGAAGTGTATCATTAAAAAATTTTCAAATATGTTTAAAAGACGTTCCGGAATGGAATCAATTTACTATTGATAGAAATTTTGAAAAAATTAAAAATAAATGTCCTTATATTGAAAATTTGATAACAGCAGTATTTGTTACGAATGTTAAAATTTTAAGTTGTATAAAATTAAATACTAGTGGTGTAAATAATATAGACGTTACTGTGCCTAATTTAAATAATTTTTTACATAAAATATTAATAAAATTATGTGAAAATATTTATTATAATCCTAAAAATATTTTCATGAATAAAGAAATATTTATTGAAAATATATCAAAAATTATTGAAGATATTATTAGAAATGAATTACCATTAGAAAAAATATTAAATGAATATTTATTAGGAGTTTTTGAAAATAATAATGAAGAAATAGCAAGTGAAGGTGGTGATTCAAGTAATAGTCAATTAAATGATATTGGAGATATAAAGAGTGTTAGTGATATTGAATCAGAACCGGACAAATTAAATTTTGGTGAACAGGCTGATAATCAAGAAGACTACGACGAGGAATTTGAATCAAAAAATATTTTAACAACAAAACCTATTCCAGACCAATTTTTAAATAAATCAGAGCCGGAGCCAGATGTCGCTGCGCCCGAGGAGAAAGACTCACCTGGGCTAACTAATAATACAGCAGGCAGCGAGGGCGAGGAAAAGAAAAATTTTTTTAATGATTCAAAAAAAGAAGAAAGTGATAGTGATGAATATAGTGATATAGAACCAGATGAATAGAAACATCACTAATTTTTTTAATTATTTGTTAATAGAATAAAAGAAATAAATATAAATTACTATTGGACAACGTACAAAAAATTTTTTTAATTATTTGTTAATAGAATAAAAGAAATAAATATAAATGACTATTGGACAACGTACAAAAAATTTTTTTAATTATTTGTTAATAGAATAAAAGAAATAAATATA